CTTTAGTGCTCTAGTCCGTTAGCACTTTAATCTGAAAGACTATTTATTATGGCAGAATTAACATTCACCCAAAAGATTGCTCAACTTAAAAGTAAAGTAGCATCAACCTCATGGAAACATGAACAATTTTTAACAGGAGCAAATGCAGGAGCATTTGTTGGTGTTAAAGAAAATGGTAAGTTTTACATCTTAGTTAGTGCTACTAACTTAAAAGGTGGTAATAATAGCACAAGAAAAGCTATTTTAAACATTGACCCTGAAGCTACAGGTTTAACTCCTGATATGTTTGAAACTCAATTATCAGAAGCTGACACAAAAGCATTGATTGAATCATTATTTGGAGTTAAAGCTAAGATTATCTTAATTGAAAGCTTTACTCCTCAATGGGAAACTCAAGAACCATCTTTGGATAAAAATGGTAACGTTTTAATGAAAAATGGTATGCCATTATTTGTTCAAACTCAAATTGCATCTTCTGATGCTTCAGATGTGTTAGCTAATGCTAATAGTGTACAATCAGAAAATATCGCTGAAGATACATTTTAAAATTTAAAACAGAGTAGTCAGTGTGTTGACTATTCTGTTTTTTTTATTTTAATGTAATGAATAGCAACCCATTGTATGCAAAACGCAATAAATTCTTTTAAATTACTCCGTTTATACAATGCTCAAAAAAGCAACTTAAAATATCACGATATTGAATTAGCTTTTTAATTTAAAGCAAATAAAAATATCACGATAACTTTTTTAGTTGTTAGTAGTTAAAAATATCACGGTATTTGATAAAGTTTTAGGAGTTTAAATTGTATTTTTACTTTAAGTAAAGTGGTGTAAGTTACTGATTATCAACTCCCAACAAAAAATCCACAAATTTAACCAATTTCAAAAAACCAAAAGTTTAAATAATAAATAACTTATCATTTTAAAAACCAATCAAAACAAAGAGTAAAGATTGAATTTAAAACATAAGTAAACATTAAATTTAAACCATGATTAAAAACAACCTTAAAAATAGAATTATTAATTAAATTATAGCTTATGTTAAAACCAGTTTTAGAAACAGTAGAAAAGATAACTAATTTATACAAAGAATTATTACTAGAATTTAAAATACTAGAAAATCAACTAATTCAAGCTAGAGAAAATGGCATTACATACAATGACGTTGAGAATAAAGTAGAAGAATTAGAAAAAGTAAAAGAGGAATTAGAAAACTTCTTAAACAAATGTTTTAATCATTAAAAATTAATTACCATGAAAAAAAATAACACTATTCCATTTAATGAATTTAAAGTAGGAGTAAAATACATAAACGTAAATAATGAAATAAGCACTTGTGTTTTTAAAAATGATGTAGCAGCAATATTTGAAAACGAAAAAACTAAAAAAATATTAGCATTAGATTCAAATAGTTATAATACATTTGAAGTGTATAATGAAAATAGATTAGATGAATTTAAAAAATTCGTAGTAATATATTCTCCTACATTAATAGGTATTGCATATTTAAAAAGTAAATCAGATTATTTAGGAGAAAGTTCAAAGTTATTAACTGTTGAAGAAGCAGAAAAATTAGGTTTTAAAATTTAACTATAATATTATTTATACATAGTTATTTAATAATATAAATAAGAAATGGGTATTTAGTATATCCATTTCTTAATTATAAAACTACATTACAACAATTAAAATTCTATAGCTTACACAACTAAAAAAATGGAAGAGCTTCAAAAAATAGACTGCAATTGCAACAATTGTAAGTTTATGGTAAGAGATATGGTCATTTAAAACACAAAAGTGTTTTACACATAAAAACAGTTAATAAACCTAATACAAATGATAATAGAATTAACAAAAGAACAAGTTGAATTTCTAGAAAGTAATTCATCAAAAGTTAATGATGGTAAAAATAATTATTACAATATACCTTACTGGTTTAAAATAATATCTGAAAACAAATTTAAAGTAATTAAATTTGAAAAATTACCTAAAGAAATAATAGAATCAATAAAAGATTAACAACTTAAAACTAAATTAAAATGGCAATAATAATTTTATACATTGTATTTACTTACTTAGCAACAATAGGAGTACATTTATACAGAAAAGCTGAAAATGATTTTCCATTATCTACAATGGTAATAATATTTTCACCAATATCATTTGCAATATCTATTGGTATTCTTTTAGATAAAAAATTAAATAATAAATAATTAAAATATAAATCCTCAATGCTAATGGATAAGCACAAGTACATACCAAGAATGTAAGCTTTGAAGTTAGGTAAATTAGTAACTTAAAAAATAAGTAAACCCTATATTGGTTTTATTTTTTAGCTGTATTACAATTTACTCTACTTGGAGACATTGAGGATTTTTAAATTAAAGTGACTAAACATTGAAAGCACTATAAATTGGATGTTAACCTTGAATTGACAAGGTGTTATAAAATGATTCTTAGTAACTGTACTTAACAGATATGAGTTAGTGGAATTACTCATACCAGAAATCCTACAGAAATTGAAGTAAGCTAATACACAGCTAATTACTGTAAATGTTAGTCTAGGTAATATCTTAGAGGTTATCATATAGCAGTTAAAAGCTCTAATTACTGATTAATCTAAGCTTAGGTGCTAATCCACTGCATAAGGTATTTAGAATCAAAATTTAATGGAGTAATCCTAGATGTGTTGTTCCCTTGAGAAAGGAATGGAAAGCGGAAAGAGTGTTAATGATTGTTAGGAGTAGCACTACAACACAAATGAGTTCTTATACTTACCCTAGTTAGAAATAATGGGTGGAGTATTTTTTAATAAAATTGCTTGGTATTAATCACTTTTATTTGTACATTTGTAAAAAATATTATTATGTGGAAACAAATAGAAAACTATGATTATGAAATAAATCCTGAAGGAATAGTAAGGAGAATTTCAACTAAAAGAATTAAAAAATCTTTTAAAAGACCTGATGGATATATTGGTATTCAATTGTACAAATCTAAAACAGAAATTAAAAACTTTCAGTTACATAGATTAATAGCAATTGCATTTATTGATAATTCTGAAAACAAAGATGTTATCAACCATAAAGATTCAAATAGAGAAAACAATTCTTTAGATAATCTTGAATGGGTTACAAAAGAAGAAAATGATAAACATGCTTATGAATTTGGTAATGCTTCAAACAAAGGTTCTAAAAATGGTTTTTCTGTATTAACAGAAGAACAGGTATTAGAAATACGAAAAAAAAGAACAGAAAATAAATTAACTTATCAAAAATTAGCAGAGTTGTATAATGTTTCTTATGGTTGTATTGCAGGAATAATACAAAGAACAAATTGGAAACATATTTAAAATAATCTAAACCCTGATAGAAACCTAATAGTAATACTAGGAAAGGATGCAAATGTATTTGAGATAAGTTGCTATAAACCTTTGGGAGTTCTCAGCAAGTAGTTAATACAAGTTCTAATACAATAAAAAAGTTTATAATAAACGTCTGTAATAAGTTAGAATAACTACGTGACCCTACTCTTTACTGCGGATGCCAAGCAACTAATGTAAAGGTACGAGGGTGCTAATAAAGTAAAAACATATCTCCCCAGTTTTTTGTCTTGTGAACAAGGAGGATTTATAAGGAGATTGAGATTGTATAACGTTTATCTTTTGTAATACAACAACAAACAGAAAAAGATAGGACAAGTGGTGAAATTGGTAGACACTATAAACTATTGATTTCTAATTCAGGACAGAATGGGAACAGGATATAGTTTATGATATACAGACAGTCCAAATGTGTAATGTAAGTTCAAATCTTACCTTGTCCACAAAATCCTGCTACATTGAGGGATAACCCAATAAGATGATAGATGGTTGACTGCTAGAAAAGACTAGCATTTTTATACTTTGTAATTAAAGTTAATAATTACCGTTTAATTAGCGATACATAATTACCTTACAGCTAAGGTTAATAGCTGTTTTTATTAACTTAAAACTAAACAAGATGGTACAAGAAGTAAAATACGAAATAGCTAAATTATTAGCTGAAAAAGGTTTTCCACAAAATAACATAGATTATGAAACTATAAGCACTATAGGTAAAGATGAAAATGATGACTTTATTTTTGGTAATACTTATTCTTGCCCTACAATAGCTCAGGTAATTATGTGGTTGTATGAAAAGCATAAAATTTGGATTGAAGTAATTAAATTTATAGACCATGCTTCAGATGTAAATGACGGTCATACTTTCAAATCAAACTATACATTCAATAAAGAATTTAATTCACCAACAGAAGCTTATTTAGAAGCAATTACTCACGTTTTAACTAATTTGAATAAATAATATGGTTACAAAAATTATAAACAAATTGTTTAAATCTAGTTCAGTTAGTAAACTAACTACTAATGAATTTAATATTGAAAAATTTAAAGAGTTAGAGGGGTTAATTAATCAACTTAAACACGCATATTATGATAGTAATACAGGTGGTGTGTTTCATAATATAAAATACTACGATAAATTAAAAGAAGTATCTTTTTTTATTAAAAATAATGAGTTTGGTGTAGAAAAACCTGAGCATTTTCATTATAATAGTATAACTGATTGGTATTATAAAAACATCAACAATTTAAATAAATAATTATGACACAAAAAGAAATAGAAAAACTAGCAGAAGAAAAGTTTAAATCAATAATAACTCCAAAAGGATATAATATAACAACAAATCTGCACATATTATTTAGACAAGCTTTTGTAGATGGATTTATTGCTGGTGTTGAATATGAATTAAACAAATTTGGCGGATATTGCCGAAAAGAAACAATAGGTAATAGTAGGTGTAAAGACCTTTGCAATAGACCTGAATGTGGTTATTAATTAATATTAAAGTTATGACACAAGAAGAAATACAATTTAATCAATTATGCGCTGATTTTGTTAAATTTAAAAACAGAACTAATTTAATGTTTTACCGTGATTGGCATTGGATAATGGAATTAGTTGAAGCTATTGAAAAGCTAAAATATTTAGTTGTGATAAAATCTAATTTTTGTCAAATACAAGAATTAGGTAATCGTGAAAATAACTTTAATCCTAAAATTATATCTAGTTTGTACAGTAAATCTAAACAAAAAGCAGTTATTCAAGCAATTAATCAATTTTTAATTTGGTATAATAATGAAAACAAGATATTATAGTGACGAACACTATAAAGTAAAATCTATTAATGGTAATACTGTAAATGATAACGGTAAATCGTTTGATGAATTAGACAACGCTATTAAATCAACAGAATTTTTAAAAAAATAAATTATGGGAGAAGGATTATTTTTTACAGTAACTATAATGTTAGTAATACTTTTTAGTTTAAATTTAATAGAAAATGATGTTTTAAGACAATTTATTTTATTTTCATTAACAATTATTTTTTTAATATCTTTAAGTATTTATGTAGGTTCAACTGGAAAAGAATTACCAAAATATCACATCAATGACAAAGTTCTTTTACCTGATACTACTTGGGGCAATATAGATAGTGTTGCTTATAAAGTAGAAGGTGTGTGGTATAATCAAGAAATTTTAAAAGATTAGTTTTTATTAACAATTAGTATGTGTTAATGGAAGTTGATTTGGAGGAAATATTGAAAAGTAAGAAATAACATCAATATTTACGCAATTCAATTTTTTGCACTAGCACCCATTAACGATAGTTTTAATTTTTTAAATAAAAAATATGCAAGTTAAAAATATACACGAACACGCTGGTTGGTTTGCTTCATACATGAATGCACCTGATGGCGGTAATGATGCGCAAGGAGAAGCTCTTGTTCAATGCCAAATTAAGAAAATAAAACAGCTAACTGAATTGATTGAAAACATTAAAGGTGAAATAGAATTAGCTGAAAACCCAAAAGAGTACCCAGAGAAAACTATTTTAAAATCAATCAAAGCTATGATTGAACAAATAAAAGAAGTTGAGCACACAAGTGGGTTTTTTAAATGGATTGGTTAATTTAATAAAAAATACAATGAAAAAAGTAAAACAAGAACACCAAAAAATCGAAATTCAAATCCTCCAAACAATGCTTAACGCTGTTGGATTTAATTTTGACTATCAGTCTACAGACTTGTTATATAGAACTTTGAAATTAAAAAGTTCTAAGGCTACATTACAAGATTGTGCCGAGATAAAAAAGAAATGGCAAAAGGATTATGAAAATAAAGAGTTATTTACGGAAATATGAAACCCCTAACACTACAACACGCAATAGACAACAAGTTTACAGCTGTTGACTGCGTAAAGTATTTCAAACCTGGTTGGACTGATGAAGAGTGTGATTTTCATCTTTGGGAATTTACCTGTTTTCCTTTTTCAACTGAAATTATGATTAATCAATTAAACCAATATTTTATAAAATGAAAAAACAAATAATTTTAGCAACAGTAAGCGCATTTATGGTTAGTTACGTATTACACTTATTTATAATTTTTGATTTTGATTTGAGAAATTGGACGCCAGAAGCTAGAGCAGGTTATTTTGGTCTATCAATATTTTTAAGTCTTGGTTTTTCTGTTATGGGTTATATTAGAAAAAAAATAAATGAACTTCAAATAAAAAAACGCACGTTAAAAGGAAACATTAACCAACCAAATAAATGTAGTGGGGTTGTGCGTTTCCCCTTATCTTTATTTATCATCAAATAATATTATTATTTCAATAGCACAATTTTTATAAAATGAAAAAAGTAAAAATAAAATGCCCAAACTGTGGCTCAGTGCAAAAAACACAAGTAAAACAAACAAAACCGTTTAAATCCTATGTTCATATTTGCACAACTTGCGAATATGTAATTATGGAAAGTGAATGGGAAGAAATTAAATAATTAAAATAAAGAAAATAAATTAAAAACTTTTAAAACTTGGAATTATGAAAAAAATTATTTTAAATCAAGATATTGATAAATTAGAAGCATTATCAAAATCTAAATTAGTAGAAGCATTAAAAGAAAATTATAATATTATATTATCTTCTGTTTCTACAAAAACTGAATTACAAGCTAGATTATTAGATATATCTAGACATAAATTAAATACAGTAAATGAAATAAATAAAAAGCAATTAGAACAAATTGCTAAAAATGAAATTATTTATATGTTAAAATTATTTGCAGGTAAAGCTGCTTTAAAGTATTATAGAGTTTACTTTGATAAAGAAACTTTAGAAAGGGTACTATAATTCCATAGTGTTGTTTTTAAGGCTAGTAATATTTATTATTACTAGTCTTTTTTATTTATTTAAAAAAAATATAAAATGAAAATAGCAGATTTAAAACAGCCATATAGAAGAATGACTGAATATTTAGCGGAAAATAATACGGATAAATATTACGATTATAAAGAAATGTTAGAAGATGCTTTTGATTGGGATGAAACAAGTGATAAATTTTGGTATGCCATTTATAATGGCAACCATCCACCAATTACCGAAGAAATTAAAAAACATTTCCCTGATGGCTTTGATTTTTCTTGGGAGGAAGTTAACGATGTAGAAATTAATAAAGAAAATATGAGTTTATTTGACAAAGAAAACAAAAGAAAAATTGAAGATGAAAATCTACAAAAAGCTATTTACACAAAATTAGCCAAAGAGGGTAAATTCGATGAATTGCCTGATACTTGCGAGTTTTCAGAACCTGTTGAAATGTTAGTGAAAGATTATGATGTATCTAAAAATTTTCGTAGAATTACAGGGAAATTCAAAGGTAATTATATGGATATTCATTGTATTGGTTGGAAAAACGTCCAACTACCCACACCAAAAATAGACTTTTCTGAGTTTAAAAATGGTGATATAGTTGAGATAGTTACTATTAATAATGAGAAAATTTATGGTTTATTATTCACACAAAATTTTGGGGAAATTTCACTAACTTTTAGTTATCAATCGGATAAAGCTAAAGTTATTTTTAAAGAAGATATAAAATCAATAACTAAAATAAAATAAATTAATGAATTATTTAATTTTATTATTAATAATACCATTACAACTTTCAACGCATCATAATTATAAAATAATTAAAGTTCAAAAGTTAGAATATCACGAACATATAAGAATTAAACTTAATAAAATATTAGAAATACCTGAAAGTCGTAATTATTGGGAAAAAGAATTCAAAACAACAATTTATGAAAATAAATTAAAAGAATACTTTAATAAAACTTATGGAAAAAATAATAGATAAAAAAGGAATTGTTATTAGAGTAGGTCATACTATTTTATATAATAATGAAGTTTATCAAGTAATGGCAAATAATCAAAATAAATCTTATTTTATTTACCAAGACAAAAGAAAAACAAAAAAAGTATTATCTAGAATAAATAAAGAAGAAATTGAAGTTATAAACGATACTTCTGATTACGCATTAAATATTATGTCTAAAAATAAAATAAATCCTTATATAGCTGTAGGATTAGACATTGTTGTTAGTGTAAATAAAAAAGATGAAATTATAAAATTTGTTTGTGATAAAATTGGTATTACTTTAATTGAATTAAAATCAAAATCAAGAATTGAACATTTAGTTTACGCTAGAAAAATAATTTCTTTTATTTTATTTAAAAAATTATTAATGTCTGAAAGAGAAGTATGTAAAGAAATAAATGTAGATAGAACTAATATTTATCATTATATAAAAGCTTTTGAAGATTTAAAATATGATATAAAATTAAAAACTTATATAATTAAAGTATTTGATAATGAAGAAAAATTTTTAAACATAATAAATTCATAATGAGTAAATTAATATTAGATGAAATAGAAAAAGATAATATAGCTGTATTTGCTGCAATGTCTGCTGTAACTAATATATATTTAACAGGATGTTTAGATACAATAAGAAAAATAAATTTACATTCTGAAAAAGTTAAATATAAATTTGATACTTTATCTCCTGCTAATAAAAAATATGTAGAAAAAGAAAAAATAAATAAAACTTTAAAATCTTTAGATAAAGTAAATGAAAATACTTATAAAGTATTAAAAAACATAGAAAATTCTATGAGAGATGCTTTAGGAGATGAAATAGTAGATGAACTAATTGATAAAATAGCAGATTCTGTAAAAGATATTAAACTAAAAGATTTAATTAAAAAATATGCTGATAGCACTAAACGGTAAAGCAGGTTCAGGTAAAAATACTGTAGCTCAAATAATAAGGTATTTAATATTACGTAATTCACAAATGCCTTTAAAAAAAAGACTAATTGAACAAGGTAGACTACCTTGGGTTATAGGTCATTATTGCTATTTTGCTGTGTGTGATTTTAATGTTGCTAAACTTTCTTTAGGTTTAAAAAAGTATAATAAAATATGGATTGAATTAGCTTTTGCTGATAAATTAAAAGAAATTTGTTCTGTTGTATTTAATAAAGCTAAAAGTAATTTTAACAATCAAGACTTTAAAAACTCATTTGTTGATGAACAATTTTGGTATTACCAAAATAAAATATCAAAACAAATTTTTAATTTAATTCCTGAAGGAGAACCTGAACATTATTTTGTATTAATAAAACCTACATACAGACAAATGATGCAAAAAATAGGTACTGAATTATTTAAAAATAACATTAATCCTAATATCTGGATTGACTTAGTAGACAAACAGATAAAAAAAGGTAAACATTATATTATAACAGATTTAAGATTTAAAGACGAATATAATTTCATAAGAAATAAAACTAAAAAAAATTATATAGTTAAAATACTAAATGATAATGTAGAATCAATGAATCATATATCTGAAAATGATTTAAACAATGCTGAATTTGATTATGTAATAAATAATAATGGAAGCATTGATGATTTAGTAGAAGAAGTACGTAAAATGTTAATACACTTTAAAATTTTAAAAAATGAAGATAACACAAACACAAATTAAAGTTTTAGCTGAAACTTTAGCATCAAGTATTCAAAAAGAAAAAAGAGAAATTTTTGAAGCTAAATTAAAAGAATTACGTGAAAAGTATTCTAAAGATATAGCTAAATTTAGAAAAGAATCTTTTTCTATAAGAGAAAAGTTTGAAAAAAATAGATTATTTGCTTCTGGTAATTTATATTATAAAAATGTAATAGAAAATTACGTAGAACAATCTTTTAAATTAATTCCTGAAGTAGAAAAGTTTTTAAATAGCTATAAAATTCATACTTCTGTAAAATCTATATCAGATGCTTTAATTATTCAATCTATTGATGCAGAAAGTTTAGATAAATTATTAACTGAAGTAAAAAAGAAATTTTTATGAGATTTATTGTTTTAATTGTATTGTTATTAGGATTAACTTCTAGTAACTATAGCGATGCTTATTGTGAAGGATTTTACAATGGTTTTAAGAATGGTTATTGCTATAAAAGTAACACATATAGTTGTATGCCACCTCCACCACCAATGTGTCCTATACCAAGAATAGGAGAAGATTCTTATACTCATGGTTATAACAGAGGATTTTTAGTAGGATTAAATTATTAATGAAAGATTTAATGCGCTTTAAAATGCACGTTAAACATAATGATTTAGTTTTAATAAATACTATAACAGGAATTGATTATTGCGGATTTTTTAAAGAATTAAATGAAGAAGAAATAATAATTAATCCTGTTAGCTATGATGAATCAAAAATGTTTGACATTAATATTGAAATAGAAGAAATAAGAACTTATAAAAAATTAAGATGAAACTAACTAATGAATTTGAGCCTATTAGATTATGGGCAAGTAATAAAGGTATTTTACAACAATCTACTCTTAAAAAACAATTTGAAAAATTAATAGAAGAAGTAGAAGAACTAAGAACATCTATTAAAAATGAAAATGAAGAAGAGTTTAAAGATGCTATTGGTGATTGTGCTGTAGTATTAACTAATCTTGCTGCTTTAAAAGGTTTAACTATAGAAGATTGTATTAATTCAGCTTATGAAGTAATTAGCAAAAGAACAGGTAAAATGATTAACGGTAAATTTGTAAAAGATGTTTAAAGCAATTAAAGAATTTTTTAAAGAATTATTATTTTCACCAGAATATAAAAAAGATGGTTATAAATTAAAAGGAAGAATAATAACTTTTTTTAATGAAGAACAATTAGATGTTTACATTAATATGTTAAAATATTCTACAGTAAAAGAAATAAATTTTGATTATATTACATGGAATAAATTAGGTAATTGGAAATCAGATAAAGAAAGATTAGATTTTGTTTGTTGGTTTTACACATCTTTAAAAAATAATCCAAATTTAAAAGAAAAAATATCAAATAATCCAGAAAACATATCTACAGATAAAGATATATTAGATTTTATAACACATTTTATTAATAATTACTCATGGAAAATATAATAATTAATACTAATAAATTAGTAGACCAATCAGTTTTTAAAAAAACTAAAGAAGAAAAAGAATTACTCAAACAATTAAAGAAAAAACATAATGAGCATATTAAAAATTCTAGAAAATAATAATGTTAGTGTAGAAGAATATAATTATTTATTAAAACTTTTAAAATCTAATAGGGAACATTATTTAGAATCAATAAAAAAATTTAATGACACTGAAAAAATTTTAGAAGTAATAAAAATAATTAATCCAGATTTTGATGAAAGTGAAGATATAAAAAAAAGTAAAGAAAAAGCATTAAATTCTGTTGAAGAAATAAAAAATAATTTAGAAATGTTAAATAATTTAATTAAAAAATTAGATTTATGAAAAGTATAAAAGTTGAATTTTTAGTAGATATATGCGGATTACATAATGCACAATTAGATACATTAACTGATGAAAAACAATCAAAAGAATTTAATGACCCTTATAAAGCTATTGATTTTTTAAATGAATGTACTTATTGTACTAACATAAATCAAGTATTAAAAGCTATTGAGTGTAACTTTAATTTAGATTTAAAAGAAGAATTACTTCTTGATAAAGAAGAATTTATTAAATTTACAGATGAATTTAAAATAGAAAATTATGAATAAATTTGATGAAATTGAAAAAGCATTTGAAGAAACAAATAAAAATTCAAATGTTGACCCTTTAGCAATTGAAGCTAAAGATTTAGGATTAATAGAACATCATCTTTGCGAAGATTGTAACAGAGATTTAAATGACTGTACTTGTGAAGAAGATGAAGATTATTATGATGAAGACCAAGATGAATTTAATGACTATGATGAAGAAGATGATGATGATTATGAAATTGATAACAGTAAAAATAATTTTACTATGATAGGTTCTAATCCATTTGATGAAGCAGAAAAGTTATTTGAAGAATCTAAAAAAAAAGAAATAGAAAATAAATTAAATATCAATTTAAATAAAACTGAATTTGATAAAAATTTATTAGAAGAATACAATAAAATAAAATCTTCACAACAATTAACACAAGTAAAGCAAGATGAATTTGAATCAATAGAAAATAAATTCAAAGAAAATCAAACTACAATGTCTAAAAATGTAGAGACAAAAAACACAACATTTATCAGAAACTTATTTAAATTAAACTTTTATTAAACAAAAGAAGATGGAAAATCAAACAAATGCAGCAGCTCAAGTAGCAGCAAATTCAAAAAAAGTATTAGATTTAGCAACAGCTGAATTAGGTAAAGATGAAGTAGCAAAAGCTATGGATTCATTAGTAAGTGCAGTAGAAGATAATAAATTAGATTTTATTAATTGTATTCATTTACATAAGAAAAAAGTAAAAGAAGCTAAAACAGTAGTTGAAGCTCAATCTAAAACTCCTAATGTAAATCCTAACACATTAGTTGAATCTAAATTAACTGTAATTGCTATAGAAAAAGAATTACAATTATTAGAAGAAATCTTTAACGAAAGGTTCTAATATTTATTTTGTTGTGAAGTTAAGGGAGGTTAATTCCTCCCTTTTTATTTTTTTTATTGTATGATATATTTAATAACAAAAAACCAAAGATTATTTTATTCTGATAATTTTGTTATTATAACAAAACCAGAAAAAGCTATAGAACTATTAAATAATTATACAGGAAATGAATTAGAAATTGATACTGAAACTACTGGATTAGATTGCCATACAGATAATTTATTGTGTATTCAATTAGGTACTGATGAACATCAATTTATATTTGATTTTAGTACAATTAACAATTCATTCTTAATTGATTATTTAAACTCTTCTAATAAATTGTTTATAGCCCATAATGTTAAATTTGATTACAAATTTTTAATGGCTAACAACATATTATTAAAAAATGTATATTGCACGCAATTAGTAGAGCAAGTAATAACTAACGGTAAAGAAACTCCTTTTAATTTAGATTATTTATGTAATAAATATTTAAATATAAAATTAGATAAATCTGTTAGAAATGAAATACTTACACAAGGTTTAACAGAAAGAGCTATTCTTTATGCTGCTGAAGATGTAAAATATTTAAAAAAGATTAAAAACATTCAACTTGAAAAAATTGAAAATGATAGAATAAATTTAAAAGTTGATTACTTTGAAACTGTTAAATTAGAAAATGAAGTAGTTAAAGTATTTGCTTTAATGGAATTTAATGGTGTTACTTTAGATATTAATAAATGGAAAAATATCAATGATAAAGTAAAAGAAGAATTAACTAAAATTGAACAATCTTTGGATAATATTGTTATTTCTTCTAATAAATTATCAAAATTTGTTCCTAAAGAAAGACAATTAAATTTATTTGGTTTTGAAGAAAGAATCATTAAAATTAACTGGAAATCTTCAAAACAAAAACTTGATGTTTTAAAAAAATTAGGTTTAAATATAACATCTACTAATGCTGAAGTTTTAAATAAAAATAAATCTAATGAATTAGTTAAAAATCTTTTAGAGTACAATAAACTTTCTAAATTAAATTCTAGTTTTGGTACTAATATTATTGATATAATAAATAAAAAAACTAATAAAATACATCCAGATTTTTGGCAAATAGTTGAAACAGGAAGAATATCATGTAAAAATCCTAATTTATTAAACATTCCTTCAAAAGGTGAATTAGGACCTCTTATTAGAAGTGCTTTTATTGCTGATAAAGGATATAAATGGGTAGGTGGTGATTATAGTGGTATGGAACTTTGTATAATAGCTGATTTATCAAATGATGATGTATGGGTTTCTGCTTTAAATAATGGAGAAGATTTGCATAGTAAATTATGTGCAGCTACTTTTAATATACCTATTGAAGATGTAAAAAAGCAATTTCCATATAACCCTTCTTTAACTTATAGAGACGTACAAAAAACAATAAATTTTGGTATTGCCTATGGCATGTCAGAATTTAAATTGTCAGATAGATTAAATATAAGTAAACAAGAAGCTTTAAAAATCATTACAGCTTTTAAATCTAATGTACCTACAGTTTCTAAATTTTTAGAAAAAATGGCAAAATTTGGTTTAAAAAAAGGTTTTATTCATACACCACCGCCATTTAACAGGATTAGATATTTTAACGATTTTCAATATTATATTAAAAATAATGATAGTAATATAGAAGGCTCAATAAGTAGAAAATCTTATAATACACCAATTCAAGGAATGAACGCAGATATTATAAAAGCAGCTTTAATTAATGTTCAAAAAGAAATTGAAAACAATAATTGGGATGCTAAAATATTATTATCTGTGTATGATGAAATTAACACAATGTGCATTGAAAATCAATCTGAAGAATGGAAAGTTAAATTAGAAGAAATTATGGTTTCTACTGCTAAAAAATATATTAAAAATGTACCTATTAAAGCAGATTGTTATGTTAATGATTATTGGAAAAAATAAAAAATATGAATAAAGATACTGAAATAAAAAAATTATTAGAAAATTGTTTTTTAAACATAGATGAAATTCTAAAAATACCAGAAAACATAGAATTAATTAAAGAAGTATTTGGAAATATTTTTTTTAATTCTTTAAGTGTTTTAAATCTAAAATCTATTACATCTAACAACATTTTTAATTATATTTACAAAGATGAATATGATTCTCAAATAAAGACAAATAAAATTTTATTAAATTTTAAATTAATAAAAGGTTTAGATTTTAAAAGTGTTTTTCAAAACGATACAATTAAAATACTTAATATTGAAGAAAATAAATATTATTCAATTAATGAATTAAAAGAAGCAATTAATATAGAATTTATAGTTAATTGTAACAATGTTTCGTTTAAAAGTAAGTTTAATTTTATTGAAAATGAAGATTGAAAATAAAATAAATGAACAAAGTAAAGCAATTCAAGCGTGGATTAAAAATAATTATCAAGGAACTATAAATGCTGTAACTGGTTTTGGTAAATGTGAAGTAGGATTAGATGCAATAAATTTAATTTACAATCAAGCTATTGTTTCTAATATTAACATTGACAAATTTTCTGTTTTAATTGTAACTCCTACTACTGAAATTAAAAAAGAATGGGTTAAAGAATTTAAAAAATGGAAAATGCTGCATATATTAAAACACGTTGATATTCAATGTGTTAATACTTGTAGTAAATATAAAAACAGAAATTATAGTATTGGTATTTTTGATGAGGTTCATAATTATTTAGGAAATACTTTTTATAATGTATTTAAAAATAATATTTTTAAAAGAAAAATATGTTTATCGGCAAGTATTCCTGGAGAACATTTTCATCAATTATTTATTGAACAAAAATGTCCTATTATTTATCAGATGAATATTAAAAAAGCTTTAGAATTAGAATTAATAAACAATTTTAAAGTTTATAATATAGGTGTTAATTTAACAAAGAATGAAAATAAAAGATATACATTTTTATCTAATAAAATTAATGAAGCTTCTATAAAAGGTTACAATGCTTGGGATTTAATAGGACAAAGAAAAAATTTAATTTATGATGCTTCTAACAAATATAAATTATTAGAAGAAATTAAAAAATATTTTAATTCTTATGGTATTATATTTACACAATCAAAAAAATCAGCAGAAAAAGTACAAAAAATAGTAGAAAATTCTTTAGTACATCATAGTGGTTTAACTTCTAAAAAAAGAACAGAAGTAATAAAACTTTTTTCAGATGGTAGAACTAAAGAAAAAATATTATCTAGTGCAATGACTTTAGATGAAGGTGTTACATTACCAAGATTACAGTTTGCTATAATATTAGCTAATACTTCTAAAGAAAAACAATTTATTCAAAGAACAGGTAGAGTAGTAAGACTTGAAAAAAATAAAAAAGAATCAATAATTATTAGAATATACTGTAAAAACACTATTGAAGAAAATTGGTTAAATAAAAGTCAGTCTAAAGTAAAAAACATTTATATTAACAAAAACAAAATTGATACATTATGGATTTAAAACTTCAATTCTTTTTATGTAAAAATAAATATAATGATTTCACAAGTAAAAGTATAGAAGACCAGGTAGATTTAATTAATAAGGATTTTAATCTTACTATTACTGTTGATGAATATGAAGTATTTTTATATAATGAATTAGCTTTATTTAAATCTGAAGAAGATTTTGAACTTGAATCTAGAAAACAAATAAATAATTATCAAGAAAATCTAGAATTTTATGAGAGAGAAAAAAATTATTCAAGTGGACTTGAACAAATGTTTAGCTAACAGTATTGATTTTAATGAGTATGTTATATTAAGTTGTATAGCAAATAACTTAGAAATTCCTGCTATAGAAAATTTTGAAAATGTAATAAATAATTTATTAGAAAAAGCTTTAATTCAACAAGTAGGTAAAAAAATTGAATTAAGACCTAAAGCTAAAAAAATATTTAACATTGAAAACAATAATGATTTAAATGTAGAAGATTGGGTAGATGAATATAGAAATTTATTTCCAAGTGGTGTACATTCTGGAGGTTATCCTGTTAGAGGTATTAAAAAAACTTGTATAGCTAATTTAAAAAAGTTTATGCTTGAATTTGGAAGAGATAAAAAAACTATATTAGAAGCTACTAAAATATATGTAGAAAAAAAGCAACAAGAAAATTTTAATTATATGATGTTAGCTCATTTTTTTATATATAAAAACAATAATTCTATGTTAGAATCATTTATTGAAAATTTTGAAAGTATGGAACAAGATTACAATGACCAATTTCATAAAACAGTTTAATTATGAGTATATTTGATGATGTTATTAAAAACATAGAAAGAGGTAGACAAGGTTTAAATGAGGGGTTGCCTATGGGTTTTAATAGGCTAGTCGAATATCTACCTAACATACAACAAGGTACTTATTATTTAGCGGCTGCAAGTTCAAAAGTTGGTAAAACATCTTTTGTTGACGATGCTTTTTTGTATAATCCATTTGATTATTTAAGAAAAACAAAAGATACAAATATAGTTTTAGATATTGATTATTTTTCTTATGAAATAGAAAAAAAATCAAAAATTACTAAGGGAATTAGTAGAGCTTTATGGAAAGATACAGGTATTATTGCTGATATAAGCACAATTTTAAGTAGAGGTAGAAATTATTGTGAAGATGAACTTTTTGCAAAAATTAAATCTTATAAATCTTATTTTGAAAGCTTAGAAGATGTAGTAACAATACATGATATGCCTGATAACGCTACAGGTATATACAAATATCTTGTAAATAAAGCTAAAAGTAACGGGAAGATACTTACTAAAACTATAGGAACAAGTAATGAAGGTATTGAAATTAAAAGATTTGATAAATACATTCCAAATAATGATAATAGGTATTGGATTGTAATTATAGACCATATTGCATTGTTAAAAGAGGAAAGAGGATTTAACACAAAGCAGAATATTGATAAAATGTCTCAATATTTGGTTGAACTTAGAAATAATTTTAATTTAATACCAGTAGTTATTCAACAATTATCTTTTGAAACTGATAATGATGAAAGGCATAAACAAGGAAGACTAACACCTACTCTTAGAGATTTTTCAGATTCTAGATACACAGTCAGGGATGCAAACGTTATTTTAGCTTTATATGACCCATATAGAGATAAACAAAAAACATTTCAAGGCTATGATATAACTAAACTAGGAAACAGTTTTAGAAATTTAGAAATATTACAAAATCGTGATGGTGAACCAGGTATTAATATAGGATTAAATTTTATAGGTCCTGTAGGTACTTTTAGAGAACTTCCTAAAGCTGTTGATATGAAAGATAAGTATTATGAAAAAGCAAGTAAATATTTAATTTAAAAATTATGTTAGAAATTGAATTACCAAAAGATATAGTCAAATCTATATCTAGAGACCCAAAATTATTAATACTTTACAGTATTCCAAAAATCGGTAAAACTACTATATTAAGTAAATTACCTAATTCTTTACTGATTGATTTAGAAGATGGTTCTGATTTTGTTGATGCTGTTAAAATTAAAGTAAATAACTTAAAAGAACTAAAAGAAGTTGGTACAGCTATTATAAAAGCTAAAAGACCTTATAAAACAGTAATTATAGACACTACTACTAAATTAGAAGAATGGTGTTTAGATTATGCTTTAGAACTTTATAAAGCTCAACCAATAGGTGCAAATTTTGAAGGTGATTCAGTTTTAGAACTAAGTCGTGGAGCAGGTTATTACTGGTTAAGAAAAGCTTTTCAAGAATGGATTAATAAAATTAAAAAATTAGCAGACAATATAATTTTAGTTTGCCATTTAAAAGATAGCTCTATTGAGAAAAAAGGTAAAGAAGTATCTCATAAAGAAATAGATTTAACTGGTAAGTTAAAAACTATAATAAGTACTGATGCAGATGCTATTTGTTATTTATATAGAGACGAAGACAATAATCTTATAGCAAATTTTAAAGGTTCAGATGAAATTGTTTGTGGTTCAAGATGTAATCATCTTAAAGGACAAGAAATAATACTAGCAAAATATGATTTTGAAAAAAATGATGTTTGCGATGTAAAATGGGAATTAATTTATGAAAGTTTAAAAAAGTAAAAAAAATGGCAAAAATTGTAAGTATTCAAGAAATTTTAAATGATTTAGAAAATGGTTTAACCAGAAAACCATCATCAATTGGTTATGAACCATTAATAGGTTCAATTAGTGAAAAATATGGTTTAGATAATAACCAATTAACTATTTTATTCAATCATCCACAATTAAAAGGTAAAAAAACTAAAAAACAATCTAGTTTAATAATTGTTGATACCATTGAAGAAAAAGAAGAAAGAATAAAATCTTTAGAAAATCATGAAAACACTAATGTTATTGAATCAGAAGAATTAATTAAAGATGAAAAAGAAGAATTAATTGAAGAAACATTAACACAAAATCAAGAAATTGAAGTATCTTTAGAACCCCAAAATATTGTTGAAGAAGAATCTGAACAAATACCACAAGAAGTTTTAGATGATGTTCAAGAAGAAGAGGAAGAAGAAGAATCTTTATTTTAATAAGTAATCATTAAATTTAATAAATATGTACGGTAAATCAACAAATTCAAAAGGTGAAACATTAGCTTCAGATAGTTCTTATGTTTTACCAGTAGCAGGTGAGAGAGTAAAAGGGAACAAATTTATCTATTTTGATTTTGCAAAAGACAAAGATGAACAAGTTCAAGAAGATAGAGCTGAATTTGTTTTTAAACAAGCTAACGGTGCTTTAGTTAAAATTTCTTTATTTGAAGGTGAAGAAGATTGGCAAATAGACCAAATTAACAGAACTGTAAAACACATTTGTACAAAATTAGTAGGAGAACAGGCTTATGCTGATAAAATTGAAGCTAAACCTGCTAATAGTTTTGCAAATTTTGTTAGTAAAATCAAAGCTTTGTTAAAAGATGAAGATTTTACAACTAAAGAATTTACTATGAAGTTTGTATATAACAAAAAAGGTTATATTACAGTACCTACTTTTCCTAATTTTATTACCACTCCTGATAAAGAAGATATTTTATCTACAAATCCAAAATATGATAAATATGAGTTGGAAAAACCTGTAGATAATGATTCTTCTGATAATAGTGATGACGATGAATTATTTTAATTAATCTAGAGGGTAGATTAATTTCTACCCTCTTTTTATTAAAAATAATTTTTTATGTATGGTAATAAACCAAAAGAAGCTTTAACTTTTCAAAAAATTCTTGAATTAATATCAGAATATGATATATTTAAATTTTATTGTTCTTCTTTTAAAGAACTTGGAAATTTATTTTGTTCTGAATTAAGAGAAGATAAAAAACCAAGTTGTATAATATCTAATTTATCAAAAGGTTTAGTTTATAAAGATTTTTCTACAGGTCATTATTATAATTGTTTTCAGTATGTAAGAGCTAAATATAATTGTGATTTTATTACCGCTTTAAATATTATAAATAATGATTTTAATTTAAATCTTAAAGGAACAAGTTCTATTAAAAGTGATATAATAGAAAAACCTATAATACATGATTTAACTATTTTACCTAAAGAAAAATGTATAATAAATATCAATATTAAAAACTTTTCTAAAAATGATTTAGAATATTGGAAACAGTATAATATTGATAAAAAAATATTAGAATTTTATAATGTAAAATCTTTAAATGCGTATTCTATTAATGGTAATTGGATTTATAATAAAAATTTATGTTTTGCTTATAAATTAGGTATTAAAAATAATATTAAATTTTATAAAATATTAAATCCTTTAAATTTAAAATACAAATGGTTTAGTAATACAGATTCTAATGTTTTACAAGGTATTAATCAAGCTATTAAACAAAATCCAAAAATATTGTTTATAACATCATCTTTAAAAGATGTAATGTCATTATATAGTATAGGATTTACTGCTATAGCACCTGCATCAGAAACAGTTTTATTGAATGAAACTATAATAAATAAGTTAAAAGAAAAAGTTTGTAGTAACATTATAATGCTTTTCGATAATGATGAACCTGGTAAAGAAGCTAGTAAAAAATATGAAGAAGTTTATGGATTTAAATCAATTTTTATTGATGAATATAAAGACCCTTCTGATTTTATAAAATTTAATAATCCTGAAAAGTTAAAATCTTTAATTAACAAAAAATTAAATGATATTTTTTATTCCGAATAATGTACCATCTTCTAAAAACAGTAAAAGATGGACAGGAAAAATGTTAATTAGCAGTAAATTATCTTTAAAATATTATAAAGATAGTGATGAAAAAATTAATGAAATTAAAAATCAATTTACAAATGAAATAGAAAAAAGACAACTAAGCAATCCTTTATTAATAGGGTTTCATTTTGTAAGGAATAGTAAAAGGAAATATGATTGGATTAATCCTCTTCAAACAATTCAAGATTTTATGGTAAAAAAAGAATTAATTGAAGATGATAATGTAAGTGTAATGTTTCCTTTACCTTTAAGTATAAATGGTAAATATACTTCTATTAATAAAGAAAATCCTGGTGTTTATTTTAAAATCTTAAATATGGAAGATTCTCTTATTAAAAAATTAATAAAACATGGTATAAGCACTAATATAAATTATAATTCTATAAGAATAGCTATTGAAGATAAGTTAGATAATGCAGATAATGTATTAGATAAATACGATTTTCAAGAATTATACAACGAATTTATGGAATTTTATATTAACTATTTAGATAGCACTTTAGTTGCTAACGAAACAAATTTAATAACAACAAAATAATAACAATTTAAAATTTACAATTATGTCTAGAAAAATCACATTATTTAACTCAAATTCTCAAGTAAGAAAAGAAGTTATCACAAGTGCAACAACATGGGGTCAATTAAAATCTGAAAATTCAGATTTCATTACAGCTAATTTAAGAGGTATGGTTAGAGAAACAAGAGTTAGTTTAGAAGACGACAATGCTCAATTACCTTCAGGCGAAGCTATTATATTTTTAGCTACAAAAGAAATTAAATCAGGAAAATAATGCAAGATTTAGATGTTTTAGAAGAAAACATATTAGAAATTTATCAAAAAAAATTAATTTCTATAATAAATTCTGAAATTTTAAACAATTTAATCTAATAAAAACAAAAGCCGATAATTTAATTATTATCGGCTTTTTAAAATAAAAAAAATGGATGATTTACTGTTTGAAGAAATAGATATGATGTTTTCTCAATCTATTAATAATGAAAAAATAAAACAAGTAGAAGAAAACACAGAACAAGTAGTAGTACCTGAAATAGAAATTAAAAACATTGAAGAAACTTTTATTGAAACAGCTATTAATTTATTAAATAATAATGAATTAAATGACATTATAGTTTATTTAAATGAAAATAAATCTTTACTAGGAAAATTAAACGGGTATAATAATAAATATAAAACTGAAGCAAATGCTATAATTTTAATGTTTTTTCATAAAGTATTAGATTTTTTAAATATTGATTTTGAAATTATAGTAGGCGAAAAAGAGTCTTCAACTAGAAAAAAACTTACTAAAATTTTTTTAAGTGAAGTTTTAAATTTTTCTGTATTTAATAAATTTAATTTTTGTGACCAAAAAAGTAGTTATACTTGTAGAGCTGGTGCTTTTAATTTAATGTTAAAATTTAAAAATGTTGAAATTTCAAATTCTCTTAGATTAAAACATACTATGCCACAAATAAATTTCATGATACCAATATCTGTTGATAATAATTTAAATGATTATGGTGGAAATTATTGTAGAATTATTAGACCAGTAGTAACTAAAGACGAATTATATTCTTCTTATAATTTTTCTCATTCACAAGGAGATTGTTATTCTCTTGATTCAGATTTATGTTATGGAGGTTCTGATACTGAAATAAATAAAAAAATTCATGAGTTTTTTAATTTTTTTAACGAAAGTTCAATTTACATAAAATCTAAATTTGAAAGTTTTATATCAATATTTGCAACTATAGATTCATACATTAGATGGGAATCTTTAGAAGGTACTCCTTATAAATATATTAAAAATATTGTAAAAAGTAACAATGAATTTTATAATGACCTTGATGAAAAAGCTATAAATTTAGAATGTTTTGCATCAATTATTGAAAAATTAAATACTAACAGTTTATTTAATAAAGATGTAATAAAAAAAACTTTATCTATTAGTGTAGAATCTGATTTATTAAATAATAATATCATAAACGCTGAAATTATAAATGAAGAATTTTATTATGATATAATATCTAACAATTATATTACAGATAAAGATAATTTAGGTATTGTAAGGTATATAAAAAGAACGTCTTCATCAAATAATGTAAATTTAACAAACAAGTATTTATATACTGATTTAACAAATAAAGATATTTTTATAACATTAGAAGATAATAAATTAGAACAAATTAAAGAAAAAAGAATACCATCTTCATTAAAAACTATTATTGAAAATAAAATTAAATATTATTTTAACAAAAAAATTTATGACAAATATATTAAAAAAATTGAAAAGTGTTAAAAATTTTACTGCTGATAATAAACTAGCAAAAGTAAAAAAAAGTAAATCTAGTAAAAATAATTTATTACATAGATTGGATGATGATGTAAATTTACCTTATAAAGTTAATAATCCTATAGGATTTAATAATAATTTTAACAATGTAGTAAATCCCACAATTAAACAAATTTCTTTACCAGAAAAACCAACAATTTTAATAAGTAAAGAATTTAAAGATAAAGTAGATTTTCTTCATAATAAAGTAAAATCAGTTGAATGGAGTGGTGTATTAATCTATAAAATAATTAAAGAAAGTATAGAAAACCCTTCAAAATTTGTAATTGAAATGATTGATATTATTTTAATGGATATTGGTTCTGCTTCTTATACTGAATATTCTTTATCTAAAGCTTTAACTGAAGATGATTATGTTTTCGATAAAATAAATTCTTTAATGAATGATGAAACATTAAAAACAGGACATATTCACACGCATCATAGTATGTCTTGTTTCTTTTCTGGTACTGATACAAAAGAATTAATTGATAATCATACTGCATATAATTATTATTTATCATTAATTGTAAATTTTCAAGATATTGATAAATGGTGTGCAAAAATTGCTTTTGAAGGAGAAATAGAAGAAAATTATTCTAGAGTATTAAAATTTAAAAAAGATGATGGTACTTTTGGAAATAATAGTACTAAAAAAGATTTAAAAGAAAAAGCAATGTTTACTTATGATTGTACAATTAAGTATAAAGAACATGATGTAGTAAACCTACCAGAATCTTTTGTAAAAAGATATGAAGAAATAGAAAAGAAAAAATCTAAATATACTTTTTATCCAGATTATAATTATCAAAGTAATAATAATTTTTATGGTAACGGTAGATTATTTCAAGATAATGAACTTTTAAATAATAAAAAAACACATAATTATTGGGATAATGACGATGATTTTTATGTTCCTAAACTTAAAAATAAAAAAAGTAAAGGTAAATTATCTAAAGAAACAAGTGCTATTAATATTTTATCTGATTCATTAGATGAAGCTATTTTAGCTTTAGATTTAAAAAATATACCTGAAAATATGGAATTTACTTATAAATTTAGTGAATTTTATAAACATATTAATGGTACTTCTTTTGATACTTTTTCAATGTACTCATTTATTGAATGTTTAGAAGAACAATTTGAAGATTTTTGTACAGATGAAAAATTATCTGTAAAAGAAGAAACAGATTTATTAAACCAAATTAATTTAAAATTAAAAGCTCTTCATATTAAACATACATTAGATAATGTAATATTAGAAGAAGAATTTAGATTAAAATCAAATGAAAAATAACATAAGGGAGCTTTGCTCCCTTTTTAAATTAAAAAAATTATGATGAAAATAATACAAACACATGGCAGATTTAAAGGATTACCTTGGTATGAAAATTTACAGTCTGTATCTATACTTGGTGCTGGTGGTATAGGTTCTTGGTTA